GACCGGTCGAGCGTGCCAGGTTGCGCCCACGGCATCGCAGGCGCGGCAGCAGGTGCCGCAGGTGCCGGTGGTTGTACTTTGCTCGTGCTGCTCTTGGCTCGCGCCATGGTGTCACCTCTGCCCTAGTGTCGGCCGATGTGGTACGGCGCTGCGAGCTCGGCCGAACTCGCAGCGCCGGAAAGGCATCAGACGCCGCTGATGACCTTGATGGCGATTTCCTGGCCATACGAAACGCCCAGGAAGATGCGGCCTGCCACGGTCGTCACGCCGGTCTGGCTGTTGCGGTCGACCTCGGCCAGCATCGGCGGGAGGATGGACCCGTCAGGGGCCTCACCACCGAGCACGACCTGGCGGCTCGGGTCGTCGACGGCCGGCAGCATGTCGGCCCAGACAATCGAGCCAGCGCCGAGCAGGCCGCCGGTGTAGTCAGTCGAGTCGTCGGTGACCTTGGTGGTTCCGTAGATGGGCACATCGTTGACGAACCCGCGGAAGATGCCGCCGCTGAATGCGGCAAGACGCCGCGCCTCGTCGCCGTACTGGAGCTGACCACCGGCGCTCGTGAACAGGTTTGACTCGAGGTCGCTGACCTGCTTGACGTGGTACAGCGCGAGAGGTGCGCCAGTGCCACCCAGGCCGAGAGAGCCGAGCGCACGGTACGCCGCGACGCCTGCGAAGTGCGTCGCCGCGGTGAGTGCGGTACCGGTCGAGCCGACGCTGCCGGATGCGGAGGTCATCGCAGAGGCGACCATCGACAGGAAGCGCGTAGACGCGGCAACGGCCATGTCCTGACCGAACAACTCGCTCGGGGACAGCGCGTCGCCGGTAATGTTCCGCAGGAGGGACGTCGTGTCACGGGTCAGGAGCTGGCCGGCGACGGTGGCAGACACCTTGCCGGACGCGATGGTGGTACCGGCTGCGCCAGTGCCCTCGGTTTCGGCGGCCATCTCGTTGGCGCCGAGGCCGTAGGTCGGACGCTGCACAACCTTGCTCATGTCAGCGCGGCCGAGGTAGCCCGCGGAGAAGACCGGATGCTGGAACATGCCAGCGCGGTCGGCGATGGTGAGCAGGTACCGGAGGTCTGCCTGCTCGGCTGCGAGCAGTGCACCGGACGTGGCAAAAGCGGTCGTCGTATTGGTCGCCATTTTGGTGGCTCCTAGCTGTCAGGTGAAACGGTCCGCCGGTTTCAGCCTTACAGCAGGTAGCGCCTGCGACTCGATGGCGTGTGAGCGGGTTGCCTTAGCACTACACCGAGCCGGCGCTGCTGTCAACGGCGGCCAGCCAGGTACGCGCGGATAGCCTCCTGCGCGTCGCGGTCGCCTCGCGCTGCGGCCATCCTGACGGACGCGGGAATGCTGCCGAGCGCACCCGGTGACGCTGCAGGCTGACGCCCTGCCAGCGGTGCAGCCGGTGGCGCGGCCGGTGGCACCGGGTCGGCCTGGCGCTGCAGGTACGGACGGAGCGCGGCCGGGGTGTTGTCGGTGTCGTCGTCGCCCTTCCATGAGTCCATCCAGGCCGCGAGCTCGGGGCGCTCGTCCGCCGGGAGTCGAGCGTACAGTGCCAGCGCGACGGCCTGGCCCTCGTCGTCGGTGAGCCCGCGCCGCAGCATCGCCTCGGAGGTGCGCCACTGGTCAGCAGCGGTCGCATGGTCGGCCTTCATGCGCTCAAGCTTCTGCTCAAGCGCTTTCATGCCCTCCGCCAGTCGGTCGCGCTCGACGGTAACGCTGTCGGCCTCGAGGAGCTTGATGCGCTCGTGCGCCGCCTGCAAATCGTTCGTGAGCTGCTGTATGCGCTTCGACCCGCGACTAGCTCGCGGTGTCGGCGCCATGTCCTGCTCTGCCGGCGCTGCCGCTGGCTGCTCTGCCCCTTCTTCGCTCATCGTCTGCCCTCTCGTCGTCGAGCTCGCGCGTCACTGCGAGCGATGTAAGCCTCATCGTACTCGGCCAGGATGCGACGCGCCCAGCCTCTAGCCGTGTCGCCGCCCCAACCATCCCACGCCTGCCGGCCCTTGCTCGGGTACCCCGGCTCACCGCGCCGATAGCCCACGGCCTCACGGTCGACCTCGTGCCGTGGGAAGTACTCGTATACCGCCCGCACGTCGTCGAGCTGCATCGCGCCACCGCTGGCGATGAGCCGAGCCATGCCGAGCCCTCGCGCCGTCATGCCGCGCCGGCTCGGTGGTAGCTCCTCGCGCCAGTCGAGCGCCCGCTGCGCCGCTCGGCGCATGGCGTCAGTCGGATACCACGGCGGCACGCGCGACCTCCTCGGGTGATGCGAACGGGTCGACCGACAGCCGCAGGTCTGCCAGGGTCAGCGCACCGAGCTCGACCGCGAGCTGCAGCCGCTCAAGCTCCTCACGCTGCGGCGGGAGTGCGTAGTATCGGATGCGCCAGTCTGCGCCCTCCGGGAACAGACCCGGCACCGCCAGGTTGCACGCGGTCGCGATGCGGTCGGCTAGGAGCCGGTCAGATGGTGCCATCCGTGGAGCCATCGCGACCTGCGCCTCGCGCTGCATCTCGCGCGTAATCGCCATCGCATAGGCTGACTCGGCGTTGCCGCTCTTGCGATAGACCGCCAAATCGCTACCGCCAGCCGCCAGCGTCGCCCGGCCGTGCAGCCGTGCCACCGCGCGCCCCATCACTTCCGGGTCGGCGCCCGGCTTCCACTGGCTAGCGCTGCCTGGCTTGCTCTCGTCAATCTGCTCGAGCTGCAGCACGCTCGTCGGGTCGGCGTCGATGACGGGCGCGCTGGTGCCGTCGAGTGAGAGCTGGTTGTCGGCGCCCATTGGTGCGAGGTTCACGGTGTACCGCTGACTCCACGCTGCTTCGAATAGGCAGTGGTCGAGGTAGCTGTACGCCATGCAGGTGCGGTAGGTGCTCTCGACCACTTCGGACCGGTAGAACGGCAGCCAAAGACGCGGCCGACCGTGCACGTGGTAGAGCACCCAGGGGCACGCGCCCTGATTGTGCAGGGCCTCGGTGCCCTCGATGAGCTGCCCGTCAGTCGTCTCAAGGTAGGTGGCCTCATCCGTCCAGACACGAACGACCGGCTTTCCGTCGTAGTGCCATTCCTCGCAGACCTTCGACACCTGGCGCGGGTCGTCTGCGCGCTCGGTGGCCTCGATGATGTACGCCGGGCTAGTCGGGTGGAGCTCGACGACCAGGCGCCCGTCGACGAGCTGCACCTGGTAGCGGATGGCGTAGTCATTCACGCCGATGACCTGCGCAAGCACGTCCTGCATCAGTGTCGGGTACTGGGCGCGCTCCATGAGCTGATTCATGAGCAGCGATGCCGACTCGACCTCGTCACCGTCGACGATGCACCGGAAGCGCGGCGGCCGGTCGTACAGCGTGCTCTTGCCTTCGGCATCCTCGCGCAGAATGTTCGTCGAGATGTCGACGACCTGCTCACCGCCCCAGGCCTGGTTTAGCCGCTTCGACCCGAGCAGCTGACGCAGGTACTCATACGCATCGCGGCGCCAGGTGCCGTCCATGATGCGTTGACGGCGGCCCTGCTCGCGCCGGCGCTCGTGCTCGTCGTAGTGGTATGGCATGCCACCCCCTGCCAGTGTACTACGTTACCCGCGCCTGATTGTCACGGCACGCCGCTTGCGACGTGAGAAGGTCCACCGGTCGAGTGCGTAGAACAGCGCGTCTAGAATGTCCTTCGACGGGTGCCGGTCGGTGCCGTCCCACGTGTCGAGTGCGTGCAGGACACGGGTGCACGACGGGTGCACAGTGAGCAGGCTGCGCCCGTCGTCGTCCTGCTCGACCGTCAGATAGTGCAGCCACCGGCGCCGGATGTCGGCCGAGCCAGCGCCGCGACCCATGCCGCGCTTCGCAGTCCGAATCGGCGGGTGCAATCGGCCGACTCCGGTAATCTTCGACAGCCACCGGCCGAGGATGGCGTTCGACCGCTTCGCTGGCTTCTTTGAGAAGGTCAACGCCCGGTCGCCGCAGGCGTCGTCGAGGTGCTTCCAGTCCAAACCCCATTTCGCCAGCATGGTCAGCGTCGACCGTGCATCGCCTCGAGGAGTCTGCCGGCCGGACTCGTCGACCCACTCGCCCAGGACGTACACGTGCGGGTACTCCATCGCGCCGCGGTCCTGCACTTGGACGAGCACCCCGCACTGCTTCGACGGTGCTGACCCGTGGTCGAAACCGACGCCGGTCCAGAGGTCTGCATCCGGCGGGTCGCCTATCTGGCCGTGCCAATACGTGTAGTACCGGTCAACCGCTCGCACGTCCCACTCACCGTGAACGACGATGCCGACCTCTGACGGGTGCACCTTCGCCTCGAGCTCGGCGATGTACTCGGCACCAGCCGGGCGCCACTCGGGACCGTCAGGCCCTTCGACCATCACCTCAATCGGTCGCGAGTGCCCGACGGGGATGAACTCCCGCGCCGTCAGTCCTCGGTGATGCTGCTCCCACGGGCTGCCCTCGGCCTCAACGAGCTCGCGGAACCATTCGACGGGGGCATTGATTGGCGTCATGCAGACCGCCATCCAGCCGCCGCGCTCGATGCGCTTCGACGCCTCGGTGTAGACGCGCAGGCTTGGCAGTGGTTCGTCAGCGACGATGCCCTTTAGCGTCGCCGACGCCAGGCTCTTGGTGCGCTGGTTGACGGTCTTGAATCGCACCGTGCTGTAGCTGCCGCTGGTGTGCCGGATGCGCACGTGTGGATGCTTGTGCCCGTAGCCCTGGCTCGGGTTGTACGTGTCGTCAGGGTGCACGAGCTCGGTGGCAAGCACGCCGTGTAGCTTCCCCTGGATGATGACGCTCTGCGCCCACGAGTCGCAGAGCACCCAATACTCGCCCGGCTCACTGCACCAGCTCTGCCGCGTCGGGTGCGTGCCGGCGGCGTGCAGCACCAGGTCGTACATGGCGACCGTCGTCTTGCCGACGGTCTGGTTGCCGGTCCGCAGCAGCCGATAGCGGCGGGTGCTGTGCAGGTACTCGTGCTGCAGTGGCAGCCAGGCGAACCGCGCAGCCGGGTCGGCGTCGATGCTCGCCAGCAGAGCACCGAGCAGCAGCGCGGCCGAGCTCGGCGGGTTTGGCGTCACGGCACGACCTGCTCGGCCAGTGCGCGCGCCAGTGCAGGCGGTACCGCGTTCCCGACCTGGCGGTATCGCTCGGTTGCCGTGCCAGCCCACGGCCAGCGGGGCGGGAACCCCTGCAGCGTCGCGCACTCGGCGACCGTCAGCCGGCGCACGTCCGCAGGTCGCTCAAGCAGTTGGTTTCCCTTGCCATTGATGGCCGGCGCTGGCTCAGTGCTCGGTGTCGGCCGCTCCTGCGTCGGGTGCGCGTCGGTGTTCCTGCCATGATGCAGCACCCACGGGCCAGCGTTGCCGACCTGGGCGCAGGTGATGGTCGTGCATGGTCGGTCGGTGAGGTCGGCATAGGTGCGCTCGTGCGCTCGTCCTGCCCCGTGCGGATTGCTTCCGCCGCCAATGGCGTGCAGGCCGAGCGCGTCGCCCATGGTCTGCCAGGGTTGCCGGCCGTCGCCGTGCGTTGGCTCGGGCCAGGTGTACGGCTCGACGCTCGCCACGATGAACAGGCGACGACGATGCTGCGGCACGCCGTAGTCAGCTGCGTCGAGCACCCTCGACACCACGTGAGGGAACCGGGCGCGCAGCTCGGGCAGCACGACCTCGGCCAGATAGCAGCCGGCGCAGGTGAGCGGGTCGCCGTGCCCGGCCTTGCTGTGATGCGTCATGCCGGCGACATTCTCGACAAACAACCACCGCGGCTTGACGGCTGCGCGGTCGTAGGCCTCCCAGACCCACGGCCATCCGTTGCGCTCGTCCTGGGCGCCCAGCTTCGCGCCAGCGGTCGACCAAGCCTGACACGGTGGCGACGACCACCAGACCTCCGCCGCCGGTGGCTTTAGTCGGCGCACGTCCATGCACCGGACCAGCCCAGGCATGCGACGCCCGACCGCCTCATGTGCCGGCAGCAGCGCGCCCCCGGTCGCATCCTGCAGCGTGCGGCATGCGTCGACATCCCACTCGATGCAAGCGACGTGGTCGAGTCCGGCCTGGTGCAGACCGAGAAACGCGCCACCGGCGCCGGCGAATAGGTCGAGCGCCCTCACGTCGCCAAGTCCTGCTCAAGCACGCGCAAGAGGTGGCGCTTCACCTCGTGCGGCGCCTGGCTCAGCACTTCGGCCAGGTCGCCGACCTGCTGCACCTGCTCGGCCTCGAGCGCACGGCGTGCCTGCTCGGCACTCTGCGCCGCAGCATGCGACCGGCTCGCGATGGCGACGGCCTCGAGCATCGCCAGCGCGTCGACCCGGTCGACCTGGGCGGCCGTGATGGCGGCCTCGGTGGACAGCAGGTCGCCGCACAGCTCGCGCTCAAGTCGGAGGTGGCCGACCAGCGCGTTCCCTTTCGGGTCGTGGTCGGCTCGGGCCTTCCGGCTGGCCGCTCGCAGGTGCAAGATGCGCCCGTGGTGCCGCTTGAGAACATCGATACTGCTTTCTGGCT